CTGAAGAACTCGGGCGGCGCGCTGCACCTGGAGCTATACGACGACCGCTGGCACAGCTACTGCGGGAAGCCCATGTTCGACACACCCGACCGGACCTTCGCCAAGGATCTGCCGGTGGATCTGTGCCCGGACTGCGCGGCGGTCTTTGCGCAGATCCGCCAGCAGGTGGAGGCCAACGGGGGCCGGGCGCCCATGGCTCCGATGGCCATGCCGACGGCGGGCGCATGAACGCGCAGAAGGCCGACGTACTGGAGGCCGCCGTGGGGCGGTCGCTGGCGAGGGTAACGATGCTGCTGGGAAGAGAGGCCACTTTCTACTACAAGGGCCGGCGGTTCCGCTTCACGGTGGAGGAGCGCGCCCCGGCGAGGCTGGTGTATTCGCACGTGGAATGCGCCAACGGGAAGCCCGAGAAGCTCGACCTGGAACTGCTCGAAATCACCGACGCGGGCGAAGCCGTCTACCGGGTGCGCTCCAGCGCCTGAGAGCGCCTGAGAGGAGGTGCGAGAGATGTTGACCCTCGTGCTGATGATCCTGGCGATCATCTGTTTCGTCGCGGCCGCGCTGGGCTACAACCCGCCGCGCGGCGGCAACCTGACAGCGCTGGGCCTGGCGCTGTGGGCGTTGGCCATCACGCTGGCGCCACACCTGTAGGCGCGCCGCCCGACGACGGCGCAAGATTGCGTAGCCAGAGCAAGCGCGGGGGGCGTGGCTGCCCCCCGCAACGCACCTGGAGTATGCTGTTAGCGGTTGTGCTTATGTGCCACTGGAGCCATAAACTCCACCGCCCGTGAACGCGCGGGCGGTCTTTTTTTGGTGACATCCCGCAAGTTACGGATTAGAATGGCCGCAGGCCGCCGTCGGGACTGAGGCCTTGAATCCAAGTGATAACATCCCGCGCCCGTTCGCGAGGACTGTTATCCGTTGCCCATCGTCAACACCATCGAGCTGGCCCGCTACCTGAACCGCGACTCGAAAGCCGTGCGGGTAGCCGTCGAGAATGGCCGGCTGACGCCGCGCCCGGATGGCCTGTTCGATCTGGAAGCGGCGCTCAAGCAGTGGGCCGCGACGACGCACCACGAGAAGGGCCACAACAACCGCAGCGGCGGGCCGCGTCCAGCCGTCAGCCTTCCGCCAGGCGCGCAGTCCGCAGACCTGCCGTCGCCCGAAATTCCGCTCCGCAACGAAGCCCGCTCGACCGATTACGCCAAGGCGCGCGCCGGTAAGGAAGTCTACGAAGCGCTCACCAAGAAGCTGAACTACGAGACACGCGCGGGCCGGCTGACGCCCACCGAGGATGTAGAGAACGCGCGCTACATCGAAGCCCGCGTGCTGCGCGACGCCTGCCAGAACATCCCCGCGCGGATCGCCGCGCAACTGGCCGGCGAGAGCAGCGTGGAGCGCTGCCAGCAGCTGCTGGAGGCCGAGATCACGAGCGTCTTCCAGGCCTTCGCCGACGGGAGTTTATCGTGAGCAGCGACCTGCACAAGTCGCTGCCCGGCTTGGCCGACGCCTACCGCATCTCGAGCGAAGCGTTCCGCCGGGGCGCGCTGCCCGACCCCAAGCTGCGCGTGAGCGACTGGGCCGATCAGTATCGCGTGCTGGGGACGCGCTCTTCGCCCGAGCCTGGGATGTGGCGCACCAGCCGCACGCCGTTCCTGCGCGAAATCATGGACTCGCTGATGCCCGACTCCCCATGGGAGCGGGTAGTCTTCATGAAGGGCTCGCAGGTCGGGGCGTCGGAGAGCGGCTTCAACTGGATCGGTTACGTGATCCATCTGGCGCCAGGCCCGATGCTGGTGGTGCAGCCGTCGGAGTCGCTGGCCAAGCGCAACTCCAAGCAGCGCATCGGCCCCCTGATCGAGGACGCGCCGGCGCTGCGCAAGCTGGTCCGTCCGCGCAAGGCGCGCGACAGCGGGAACACCATTCTGGTGAAGGAGTTCCTGGGCGGCATCCTGATCCTGGCCGGGGCCAACTCGGCCAAGCAGCTGCGCTCCACTCCGGTGCGCTACCTGTTTCTGGACGAGGTGGACGCCTATCCGCCGAACGTGGACCGGGAAGGCGAGCCCTGCGATCTGGCCATCGCGCGCACCTCGAATTTCCGCCGCCGCAAGATCCTGATCGCCTCGACGCCCACCGTCGCGGGCCGCTCGCGCATCGCGGCGTTCTTCGACCAGAGCGACCAGAGCTACTACTACGTGCCCTGCCCGCGCTGCGGCAAGCGGATCGTGCTGCTGCCCGAGCAGCTGGTGTGGAGCGAGCAGCGCGCGGACGAGGCGGCCTACCGCTGCCAGGAGTGCGAAGGAGAGATCTTCGACCATGAGAAGAACGCCATGCTGCCGGCTGGTGAGTGGCGCGCTACCGCCAAGGGCGACGGCATTACCAGGGGCTTCCACCTGTCCAGCTACTACTCGCCCGTCGGGTGGCTCAGTTGGACCCAGATCCTGGCGCGGCGGCTTAAAGCTTCGGAGTCGCCCGAGAAGCTGCAAACGTTTTATAACACCGTCCTCGGCCTGCCGTGGATGGATCAGGGCGAAGTGCCCGACGTAGACCGCCTGTTCGAGCGGCGCGAGTCGTACACCATCGGCGAGATCCCCGAGGGAGGGCTCGTGCTGACGGCGGGGGCCGACGTGCAGGCCAACCGCATCGAGGTGGAAATCGTCGCCTGGGGCCGGAACCGCATCTCGTGGTCGGTCGATTACCGCGTGCTCGAAGGCGCGACCAACCAGCCGCGTGTCTGGGAAGAACTGGCCAAGCTCATGGACGAGGATTTCCCGGCGGCGGCCGGCGGTGTGGCGCGCATCCGCAAGCTGGCCGTCGATTCGGGTTACAACACCACGCACGTATACGACTTCGCGCGCAAGATGCTCTCGGCCAGGGTGATGGCCGTGAAGGGGGACGGGCGCAGTCATGTATCGGCCTTCGTCGGCGCCCCTACGCTGATCGAAGTCGGGCCGGGGGGCCGCATGATCCGAGGCGGTGTGCGGCTCTGGCCCGTCAACACGTTCATCGCCAAGGAGGAGATCTACCGCGCACTGCGGCTTTCCGAACCGGACATCATGCAGGGCGAAACCTGGCCCAACGGTTACTGCCACTTCCCCAGCTACTCCAAGGAGTTCTTCGAGCAGCTGTGCGCCGAGCAGCTGATCACCTCGAAGGTGGCGGGGCAAAGCTCGACGCGCTGGGAGAAGCGGCGCGACCGCAACGAGGCGCTGGACTGCCGGGTGTACGCGCGGGCCGCGGCGGTGAGCCTGCGCATCGACGCCTGGACCGAGCAGCAATGGTCCGACCTTGAGGCCGCTTTCGCCGGTGCTGCCTCAAAGCCGCAGGGGACCACGCCAATCTCTGCGGTGAAGCCGGTCAAGCCGGTCACGTCCCACAGCGTGCCGGCTTTCCGGTCCTTCCGCTCCTCGGAGTCATGGATGGAATGAGATGACACCGCGTCCCATCCCGCCGAAACCCATGCCGCGCGGCGCGCGCGTGGCGCTGCGTTCGCTCACGCCCGATCAGGCGGCGAAGCTGCTGGCCGAGGCCAACGACAAGCTATTCAAGCTGGTCACCGGGCAGCTTCCCAACCTCGTCGAGACGCCGCAGCTGGGCCGCGTGCAGTTCCAGCCCACCACCGCCGCCGACCTGCAGCTGCTGATCGATTACCTGAACGATATCGTCACGGGCGGGACCGGAGGCCGGAAGCCCTTCAGTTTCGAGGCATGGCCATGACGGCGCTGCAACCGAAACAGCGGGGGCTTCTCGCCCGCCTCTTCCGCCGGCCGCAGGTGAAGGCGGTCACCGATCCGGGCGTCTACTTCTTCGGTCCCAACGTCGCGCGCGGCCGCGACACACCGTACTCCGGGGCGTCCTGGATTCGCAAGCAACTCTCCAACTGGATGCCCATGAGGGCCGCGGCTGACTCGGATCTGCTGCCCGACATGGGAATGCTGGTGGCGCGCTCGCGCGACCTGGACCGTAACAACGGCCTGGCGAGCGGCGCTTTCCAGACGCTCAACGAGAACGTGATCGGGTCGGGCCTGCGCCTCTCGGCATGGCCGGATTACCGCGCGCTGGGCAAAGACCCCGACTGGGCCGAGGCCTGGAGCACGCAGGTGGAAAGCCTGTGGAGAACCTGGGCCGATTCGTCGGCCTGCGACGTGGCCGGGAAGCTGACCTTCCATAGCCTGACGCAGCTGGTCTACCGCTCGATCCTCCAGAACGGCGAAGCGCTGGCGCTGCCGCTGTGGATGGAGCGCAACTCCACGCCATGGCGCACCTGCCTCCAGCTGGTGGACACCGACCGCCTGTCCAACCCCAATTTCCGCCCGCCTTCGCTCGAGTTGCGCGGCGGCGTCCAGATGGACCCGTTCGGGCGCCCGCTGGGATATCACATCGCCAGCGTGGACAGCTACACCGGGCTTTTCTTCCCGGCGGCCATGACGGGCGTGTGGGAATTCGTGCCGGCGGAAACGTCCTGGGGGCGCAAGCGGGTATTGCACGTCTACCAGCAGGATCGGGTGGACCAAACGCGCGGCAAGCCCGTGCTGACGCCGGTGATCGAGCAATTCCGGATGCTCGACGCCTACCAGCGCAGCGAACTGCAATCGGCCATCGTGAACGCGCTGGTGGCGGGTGTGATCGAAACGCCGCTCGACCCGGCGACCTTGGCCGAGATGGTGGGCGGCAACCCCAATGCGTACCTGGAAGCCAAGAACGAGTATCGCGTGCAGCTGGAGGGCGGATCGGTCATCCCGCTCTATCCCGGCGACAAGATGATGCCGTTCGCGCCCGACCGTCCCGCGCCGCAGTTCCCGGCCTTCTGCGAATACGTGGCGCGGCAGATCGGCGTCACGCTGGGCCTGCCCTACGAACTGATCCTGAAGGATTTCAGCAAGACGAATTATTCCAGTGCGCGGGCCTCGCTGCTGGAGGCCTGGCGGGGCTTCCTCACGCGCCGCACATGGCTCACGACCTACTGGGCGCAGCCGGTCTATCAGCTGTGGTTCGAGGAGGCCGTGTTCGCGGGCCTGATCGACGCTCCGGGTTACGAGCAGCGCGAGATCGCCCCCTACTACATGCGCGCCAAGTGGGTCGGTCCCGGCCGGGGATGGATCGATCCGGTGAAGGAGGCCGAGGCGGCGCAGGTGCGTCTCTCGACGGGCATCTCCACGCTGGAAATGGAGTGCGCCGAGCAGGGCCTGGATTACAACGAGGTCATCGACCAGCGGGTGATCGAGAAACGGCGGCTACAGCAGGCGGGCCTGTGGAACGATCCGCAGTTCGGCTTCCCGGCCAAGCCTAAGCCGTCAGCCGTCCCGGAGCCCGAATGACGAATAACGGAACCAGTTCGACCACCCAGCACAGGGGCGGTCTGGCGCACGTGCTGGGAGCCTTGTACGGCCAGCCGTGGGCCATCATGCCCGCGCACCTGGAAGCCATCATCGGCATCGTCGAAGGGCACCTCGCCGGCCTCGCCGTGGATTTCGACGCCGTCGCGGCCAAGATCGGCAAGCCGCTCGACAACAGCCGGGACGCGAGCTATGTGCAGAACCGCGAGGGCACCGCGGTGCTGTCCATCGAGGGCCCGCTGGTTCGCCATGCGGGCCTCTTCTCGCGCGTCAGCGGCCTGACCAGCGTGCAGCATCTGGCGCTCGATTTCCAGTCGGCGCTGGACGATCCGGCGGTCGCGCGCATACTGCTGAACGTCAACTCGCCTGGCGGCGAGGTAGACGGCATCAACGAGTTTGCCGACATGATCCGGGCCGGTTCGGAGCGCAAGCCCGTAACCGCTTACGTGGGCGGCCTGGCCGGTTCGGCAGCCTATTGGCTGGCCTCGGCGGCGCAGAAGATCGTGGCCAATGAAAGCGCGCAGCTGGGCTCTATCGGGGTGATCGCCAGTATCCTGGACGCGCGCGGCGCCCAGGAGCGGCAGGGCGTCAAGCGCCACGAGATCATCTCCAGCCAGTCGCCGCGCAAGGCCA